CACAATTTTGTAAAGCCAAGCGGTGTATTTATTTTATTAAGCGCGGAATGTATGAATTAGCCATGCTTAAGATATTTGGCAACCAAAATCGCTGGAGTTTTCAATCCTGTAAGCAGAGTTGTTACTATAAAGTCTAACCTATGACATTAAAACAGCAAAATTATAAAGCAAACAGATTAGCTGGAATGAATATTGTTAATGCTGCCAGAGCTGCAAAATATTCTGAATCTTTTGCCAAGAGTAAGGCTTATAGGCTTGAAAGGTTGATAAAGGTAGGTATGGCGGACGCTTTTGAGCAAGCCGGTTTTACTGATAAGGCTATTGTGGCTTATGCCTTAGAAGGAATGAAAGCCTTAAAACTGCAATCTTGCAATATCTTTATTTCTAAACCAAATCCTGAATCAGTTGACGCGGACAAATTAGTAATCAATAAAAACTCTAATGATTTTATTGAAGTTGAAGATTGGAACGCGCGGCATAAGTTTTTTGAAACCTTCCTGAAAATGACGGACAAATTAAAAGTTGATCCGCTTATTGATAATTCTACACATCATCATTTAACTAAAATTTATTTGCCGGAACAATCTCCGGATGGAATTAAGAAAATAGAAAGTAGAACTAATGGATTGGCTACCGCAACTTAAACAAGAAATGTTTTTAACTCTTCCTTGGTATGAAGCCTTATTTGGCGGAACCAAGGGGCCTGGTAAAACTGACGCTCTTATGGCAGAAGCTACAAGGCAAGTAGAGAAGCCAGGATATCAGGGGATTATCTTCCGGCGCACACAACCTAAACTTACTGAAATTATAGAACGCTCTTTTAAGTGGCTTAACGGAACTGGCCCAGCCTGGAATGGAGAGAAGCACCGCTGGACTTGGCCGAATAGAAACTTTCTTGCCTTTGGATATTGCAAGGATGAGAAGGATAAATACAATTACCAGGGGCATGAATACGGCTTTATGGGATTTGATCAGCTGGAAGAATTTACAGAAACAATGTATCTGTTTTTACTGGCGCAGAATAGAAGCTCCGCTCCAGGGATTAAATGTTATACGCGCTCAACCGCTAACCCTGGGAATGTTGGCCATGCTTGGGTAAAAGCGAGATTTATTGACAAGTTAGATAAGAGGGGAACGCCTAAATACTTTAAGCGCGTGAGTGATGAAGATATTGAAACTACTCAAGATGATCCAAACGCTCTATCCAGGGCGTTTGTTTTTGCTTCTGTAGAGGACAATGCCATTCTTTTAAAGAACGATCCGGACTATCTAAGGCGCTTGGATATGCTTCCGGAGATTGATAAGAAGGCTTTGCGTTATGGCGATTGGGATATATTTGCCGGTCAATTCTTTAGGGAGTGGGCCAAGCGGATTCATGTAATACCTTCCGCTGTTGACTTTGGACAACCTAACCGCAGATTTATAGCCTTTGATTATGGTTATGGTGCGCCTTCAAGTGTTGGCTGGTATGCCGGATTCCCTGGGGGAACGATTATCCGGTATAAAGAATTTTATCATGAAGGTTACACTTATGAAGATTTAGCTTATAAGATTCTGGAGTTAAACGGCAGCGATCCGGTTGAATATGCTGTAGCGGATCCGGCAATATGGGGAGATATGCCGCACCACTTACAGAACGCTTATAAGACTAAGCCATTAGAAGCCAAAGGCGAGAGCGGCGGCGAAACAATGCACAAGATATTTTCTGATGATAATAGGCCAGGGCCGATACACTTTCCGCTAATTCGCGCAGATAACGCGCGCGTAATTGGATGGGGTAGAGTGAGGGAATACATCAAACCTTACTTCACTCCGGAAGGCAAAGAAACAGCTCAATTCTTAGTTACACAGAATTGCGTTAATTTAATCCGGATTATGCCAGGTCTAATTCACGATAGCATTATAGTTGAGGATTTAGATACATCCGGAGAGGATCATCCGGCTGACGAATTGCGCTATGCCTTAATGAGTAGACCCAGGATTCCGCTATTAGCACTGCCGCCTAAGACGCCGGCGCAAGGATTTTGGGATAGAGTTGATAAAGACAAAAAGAGATTTGCTAATGCTAATGAAGGGGCCGGAATAAAGGTTTTATCAGAAGGAGCCAGAACAATATGAAACAGAAAATAGGTAACAATAAAATCAGTAATCCAAGTCGGACTACTCAACTTGAGATTAAGGTTAAAGTTTTAGAGGAACAAATGAAAGCACTTGTTAATTCTACTAATTCATTATTAGAGCAAAGCGGACTTAGGCCTATAAAAGAGAACTCGCCTACAGGCAATAAGGGCATTAAATACGGAGATTAACTATGCCAGAAAATCAAGTAAAAGAAGAAGTTAAACTTAATCCAGAGTTGGCGAAAACAATCATTACGAAGAAGGATAAGATTCAGAAGGGCCGCAATATCTATGAGCGTCAATGGTTAGTTAATATTGCCTTCCTTTACGGTAAACAGCACTTTATTGCCAAGAGTAATGTTATCCAGAACGGCATTGAAGAGCGGATTACCTGGGAATTAGAATCCGAAGAGCGTAAGGATAAGATTAAAAAGACAGCTAACTATATCTTGCCGCTTTATCGTTCACTCCTGGCCAGAATGTTGTTGATGAAGGCGATTACTTCCGTTGATCCTACGACTAATAGCGACAGAGATAAGAGCGCCGCGCGTGTAGGAAGCGAAGTATTAGAAGATTTCTGGCAGATGTGTAATAAGAATAATCCTACACTATCTCAAAAGTATGCCGGTATGCCGATTATCTTAAGCAAGGTTATCAGCTTTGCGCTATGCACCGGTAAAGGTTATCTCTATCCGTATTTCAATCCTACTACGCAATCTAAATATTCAATGGACGGACAGATTAACCAAGGGATAGTTGGAGAGGTTGAGTGTTACCTAATGAATCAGTTTGATGTTTTTGAGGATCCATTAGGAAAGTTTAAAATTATTCAACGTACCTTAAGCATAGATGATATCAAGGCGCAATATGGCGTTGATGTTAAGCCGGAAGATATCTCCTACTCTGATGTTGAGCAGCAGTTAGTCAATATGCTTGAAGGCAGCGCGGATGATAAAACTAAATTTGAAAACGCTTGCCGAATATTTGAGTATTGGGAAACTCCAGGTAAAGATTATCCAAAAGGCCGGTTATGTATTGTTACTACCAAAGAAACTATCCTGGATGATGTAATACCACCGGAGTATAAAGGCAAGATTCCTTTGTTTGATATTAACTACCTGGATTTAATGCTATCGCAATTTCCGCAAGGCATGATTGAGCAGTTAATCAGCTTGCAAGAGGAATATAATTTTACGCTTACCAGGATTCATGCTTATAAGAAGTCTTTTGCCGGAAAACTCAAAGTGCCGAAGCAAGCCAAGTTGGAAACTAAATATGATGAAGAGGTTGGCCAAATAGTTTTCTATGAGGACGGCAAGGAACCCCATTTTGAAGTGCCGCCCTCTCCGCCAGCTTTTCTTTATGATGAATTAGTGCGGATTAGAAAGGATATGGAAGATATCTCTTCTGTTCATGACGCTACCAAGTTTGATCAAATGCAAACCAGAAGCGGTAAGGCGATTGAGAATCTTGATAGTTTAGATAATAACGCGCTTTCTCCGATTCTAATTAACATGGAGCAGCAGCTTTCTTTCTTTGCCGAAACTGTTTTGGATATCATTGAGGTCAAGTATGAAGAAGCGCGTATATTGGCTATTACCGGAGATCAGGAAGTGGCGGATGTTAAAACATTCAAGGGTGCTGATGTAGCCGGTAATCGCAGAGTTAAAGTTAATATCGGAACCGGTATGCCAATCAATAAAACAGATCGTCAAGTTATGATTATGGGCCTGGCGGACAAAGGCTACATTGATAAGAGCAAGGCGTTAGAACTTATGGAGTTTGGAGATTTAAGCGGCCTGTATAATTCTATAGACGAGCAAGCGCAAAAGATGGAAGATTCCGAAATGCTCAATGGCGTAGAAGTAGTGCCGAATGAATGGGATTATCACAACGCACACATTGTTGTTATTGAGCGGTTTATCAAAGGGGATGTATTCAAGAAGGCAGATCCGCAGATTAAACAAATTATTTTAAAACATAGGGCGCTACATCAGCAATTTATGAGAACAGAGATGATGGCTGCCGCTAATATGAATCCAGGATTAGGCAATCAACCGGCTCCAGCAGCACAACCGGCCCAGGCACAACCAGTACCAGGACAAGGGGGGCAGCAATAATGTTTCCGATTAAAGATAAAAACGTTGATACGCAGAGTGTAATTGAACAAAGTTTAGCGGACGAACAAAATAGACCGGCAGCAGAAGCAAATAAACCTATGACTATTGATGATATTAAAAGTCAGATCCAAGATTCAATGACACAGATTCAGCAAATAGGAACTGATTTAAAACAGGTTTTAGATTCATTGGATAGTGTGTTACCGGCTCAAGGCGTTTAATAATAACCAGTAGTATCCGGCCAAGGGAAACCAGCCGGATAAAAAAGGAGAAAAAAAATGGAAGAAATCAAAGTAGCGGCAGCAGCTCCAGTAGAAGGGGAAATTAAAACAGGCGACGAGGGTATGGTACAAGCTCTTGAGAAAGAACTTGAAGGTAATGCTAAGCCAGGAGAAGTAGCCGCTAAACCAGGGGATGTAGCAGCAAAGCCAGGAGAAGTAGTTAAGACCGCCGAGGAAATTGAAGCGGATAGAGTTGCGGCAGAAGAAGCAAAAAATAAACTTTTAGAGGATCCGGAATTTGATTTAGGTTTGGATGAGAACCAAAAACCTTTAAAATTTACCAAGAAGCAGATACTTGAAATGAAGAAAAACGGTATGCTCCAGGCGGATTATACTCAAAAGACGCAAGAGATTGCCGCAGAGCGCGCGAATTTAAAGGAAGTAGTTGATATTATTGACTATCTGAAAAAGAATCCGAGTAAAGCCGAAAGAATCGTCAAGATTTTGGAAGAGAAGGCGGAAGAAGCCAAGGAAACCGAGTTAGATTTAAATAAAGCAAATGCAGATATAGATAAATTGTTGGCTGATTTACCGACTGATGATCCATACGCCCAGGCATTAAGAAGTATGAAGGCAGTTAATCAGCAAACGCTCAAGGTAAATCAGAAGTTGCAAGAAAGACTTGACCAATTAGAAGGCGGAAGGAAAACAGAAGAAGCGAGCAAGCTTGAAACGGAAGCTCATCAAACCTTAACCGAGGTAATGACTTCTAAGGAGAAAGCACTCAAATTTACTGATCCAGAGGAAGCCGCCTATTGGAAGAAGTTGACTTTGACATACTTAGTCAATAGTCCGAAGGAATACGCACAAATGGATAAAATCCAGTTTGTAGAGTATTTCAATAAGATTGCTGACCAGATACATGCCGATATCGTTAAGATAGGCGAAAAGCATGTAAATAGGTATATCAAGTCAA